GCGCAAGGAAGGTGCTATTACCAGCGCAAAGCGGCTTGAGGAGAAAGAAGACACTCCAGCCGATATTATTACAAAAGGATTTGAAGACGCAAAGAAGAGCCTAGAAGACCTTGTGAATCTGGGCAACATTGCGGTTAACTCCGCAAACATGATCGGAGAAGCATTTGGCAATGCATTTACCGATGTTGTGACTGGATCAGCGACCGCCAAGGAAGCTTTGGCGGGAATGATGCAATCAATTGGTCAAAGCTTTGTAGAAATGGCTGCGCAGATTATTGCCAAGCAGACGGCGATGATCATTTTGGGCACGATTATGAAGGCCCTGGGGATTGCTGGTGGTTTCGGCAACCCGAGCGCAGACGGTATTTCCGGTTTAAGCACCGGCAGCCCCTCATCTTTTGGTGGCGGCAATTTGTTTGACGGCTCCGTTACAAGCGGCTTAGGCGGGTTCCGCTCTAATGGCGGTCCAGTGTACAGTGGCAGGCCTTACATGGTGGGCGAGCGTGGTCCGGAACTTTTCGTACCAAGCAGCAACGGCGGCGTCATGCGAAACGAGGACATGCGCCAGTTGATGGGACGTTCACCAGTGAGTAACGCACCAGCGATGAACTTCACGTTTGAAACCACCAATATCGGCGGCCAAGAATTTGTTAGCCGTGAGCAGTTGGAGGCAGCGATGGCAACGACTCGCCGTCAAGCTGCAAGCGATGGTGCCAAGCGTGGCATGAACATGACGCTTGATAGAATGCAGAATAGCCCTCGCACCCGAGCTCGCGTCGGAATTGCATAATGAAATTCCCAGAAATAAAGCCAACGACTCGTCAATTCACCATGGGTGATTACCCAAATAAAGTTTATCGAGCTTTGTCTGGCGCTACTTTTCGTCGTAACTTTGGCAACAAACAAACTGGATATAGGCTTGAGCTTCAATTCCGAAATATTGGTGACATTACTGAGCTGCAGCGTGGCAGTGGAACCCTTGATATTATAATGAATCACTACAATACAGTAGAAGGAACTTTTGAAAGCTTTGGTTTGCCAGACAAAGTATTTAGAGGCATGAATGTGCTCGTAAGAGACTTGTTTTATAGGGCGTCAGATATTAAATGGCATTACGCAGCACCGCCAACAATTGAAAGCGTTAAAGAGGGAGTCAGTAATGTTACTGTAAGCCTTGTGGGAGACCTTGAAATATGACGCAAGAACTTCGGATTGTTCAATTTTTTGATTTAGTAACTGATAATGGGAAGGAACATAGGTTCCAAAATTATTTTGTCAATGATTCTAAAACTTTTGATAGCAAATCTTTTTCTTTTGCACCATTTCAAATCAATGGATCCGTTTCGAGCTTGAATGGTGATAACAATCAAATTACGGTTTTGTTCCCTGCCATTGAGTATGCGGTAAGACTGGTTGAGGCAGGCGAGGGCAACCGCAAAAGCTTATTGATACTTGACACACGTTTTGTAAACCAATCCGGCGACTTTGGCGACACCGGACCACGCGAAATTTTTATCGGCCTTGGTGCGTCATTTAGTGTAGATACTATCGAGTTAAGATTTAGCTCTGCACTTGATGCAGTTGCGTCAAACTTTCCTGCAAATTCATTGACAGAAGAAAATGTAGGGATTCTACCACTGGAATCTTCACTGTCACTATTATGAATGACTTAATTGGCCTTGAATACTGCTGGGGAGCGCATCCGCGTGATGGCCGAAGCAAAACTGATTGTTTTCAGTTGGTATGCGAAATTCGTACAAGACTTAATATGTCAGATCACAGCGAGCGATTTGCTTGGGCATATTGGTGGTTTACGCAAGAAACATTGAACTCACGCCATGTGGCACGATGGTTGCTACAAAGCGGCAAACGCATTAAAGTACCAAAAGACGGTGCTGTTGCGTTGCTTGCCGATCCGAACAATGCTGCACTTGGTACAGTTGTTGATCAACATGTGATTTGCATTGCGCCAGGTGGCCGTGTAGTATCTTTGCCGGTTGATCGCGTAAAGGCATACTATTTTTGGGTGGACTGATGAGAAGACTGCTTCCTTACGAGCACCAGCTGATTGAATCACTGGGCATCAGCAAAGAGCAGTATTTAGAATTTGTCGCAATTCAGCAGGAGTACAAAGATCCAAAGGTCGGCACAGCGCTAGACGTCCGCAACGAAGCAGGTACAGTCGCCCTTGTTTTAACGATTGTCGGCATTTTATTTCAGGTTGGTGCAGCACTGCTGATGCCACAACCGGAAATACCTGGTGCGCGTGGTCGTCGCAGGCAGCGTCAGCAACGATTCGCACCAACATTTGGTTTCAACAGTGCGCAAGAATTAGCGAGTTACGGTGATCCAATTAATTTGGTTTATACCAATACGGATCAAAATCGTAATGGTGGCGTTCGAGTATCTGGGTCATTGGTATGGTCTGCAATTGAAAATTTCGGATCATCACAATTTATGCAGTTGTTGATGGTGCTTGGCGCATCAAAAATCAAAGAAATAGACGCCCAAAAAACTGCGTTTGGTCAGCTGGGACTAAACTCATTAAATCCAGGCTTAGTTTGGATTTTTTACAAAAACAAAAGTGGCAAGGCAGGCAATGTTCAGTTTGGTGATTTAGTCCATGGTGATTTGGATTTGTTTCCTGATAACTTGAAAAGGCCAAGCTCTTCGAATGTTTGTCTTACGCAAGGCAACACTTATGAAGGTTACAGCCAAGCCTACAGTCCATCTTCTTCAGTGTCTCTTGGTGTATATGATCCAATTCCTATTAATGTAGACGTACTAACTCGCAACAGAAAAGGTGAAAAACGTGATGGTCCAATAAATATTGGGTTGACATCAGGCAATTGGGTGCCAGGGGGTGGAGAATTCTATGACAAAAACGAAACTATTGATATTAAGTTTCAAAGCAGCAACAATAAAGATGGAGACGATGCAGCTAGAGGCGTAGCAAAAGATATACGTAGGCAAACAGCAGAAGCACTTACATTTGGTGCCACTTACATGCTTGGCGCCGCAAAATTCAAATTAATAAAATTCACACAAAATCCAGATCAAGATGTAGATCTTGGCGATGTAACGGCACGTTTTCAATGCATTGAACGCGGACGCAGGCCAACTGCAAACTATTCAACAAAACGTCCGATTGAGCTTGACGAAAATACAGAAGTAGAGTTAGAACGCGCAGAGCTTATTTTAAGTAACAATGGAGATGTTGATGGAGAGCTTGTAACAGAAGGGCTTAGCATAGAATTTGGCGCTTACAAATACAACTTTACTGGCAATGAAACAGTTAGCTGGAAAGATGAATTCGGCAACAATAAGAGCATAACGTTTTCCCGAGCTGGTTCAATTGAAAACACAAAGCAGCTGCGGGCAGAGTCTCTAGCCGAAAAACCAACGCTAAGCGTTAAAGAACTTACTGATGGTTTGCAAACTCAGCTAGACGTTGCAAATAGCGAAATAGATCAGATTCAAACTGGAGTTTACGACGGCACAAACCCCCTCAAGTCTGATATAAAAGCTGCATTGGAAAAAGATCGAGAGGAAGGCACGATCCTTCATCTAAATGATTTGATTAAAAAAATAAGAAGAGCAATAAGAAAATCAAAGCTCGCAAAAGTTACTCCAACTGCGCGCTTAAAAAAGACTTCTTTCAGTGACGATGAAGGAGGTACTAGAAGCCAAAGAAATGTTTTAAGTAAGGCAACTGAAGCAATAGATGAATTCGATGGAGACAAAGAAAACGCGCTGACTTTGGCCTTAGAAGAGCGTGAAACTCGTCGCGTAGAGCTGATTTCAGTGGCACGCAACAAATATATCGAAAAACTGCGACGTTCTAAAGAAGCATTTAAGTCAGAGCTTACTAAAAATAATTATAGTAACGGCGGTGTCAGAGCGATGGAGCGTCGCCTTAACGATTTACCACCAGACGCCAAAGCGACAGACAAGAATGGAACAAGAGCAATAAAACAAGCCTTTAGAAATCTTATTGATAAAAAACGAACTGCTTTAAAACAAGTGCGCGGCACGTTAGAAGTTTTTGATGATGAGTATCAGGAGAGCTTGGACAATAACTTTTTCGTTAAATGCTTGGTCAAGTGCGAGTCAGCGTCATATCAAACTATTAATGAGTGCGACTGCGTAAGATTTTCGATTAAGTCTAAATTGTTTAGAAGAATTAGTGGTAGACAAAAAAAATACGGAGAGAAAAAAGCACCTGATGGTTATAAAGACGGAGACAACGGCATCAAGGGGCGCATGGCTTTTTTCCGAGTATCTTACAAGAAAGATGCTGATTCAAGATATAACATTTTGCCTGTGATTTTTGTTGTGCGTCACGGTGCAGAAAGCGATTTTTATAACCAATTAAATTTTGAATCAGAGACGCGCAGCCGATATTCTTTTAAATTTGACCCTGTTTATGATGCAAAAGCCGAAACACTTACTAACGGGCAAAAGCGTTTTGGTTTTATTGAAAATTCAAAGCAAACTGCTGAATATTCATCAGGCGATGTTACGTTCTCTTGGTTTGGGCGCTCTACATCGTCAATAAATGACTGGGGATTTCCAAGGCTAGAAGAGCGGGGGCCTCGATTCACAAATGAGTGGGATATGTTTAGTGTAAATACTGACACGCAGGTGCAATTTAGTCATGAATCAGGACCAGAATTTTCAATTACTGCCGTCACTGAGCAGCAAAAAGAATCAACCGTTGACAAATACAGCAATCAATCAATGATCTCAGTAAATATAACCGCAGGGCGCGGCATACGAGACCTAAGAAATGTGACAGCGTTTGTAACAAAAGGTAAGGAATGCTTTACTGTGGACAACTTTACTAGTCGGTCTGAATCTTCAACAAGTTTTGCACCAGATATTTTTGTTGACACTGTCCTTGATCAAGTAAACGGCGTAGCCAAGTACGCTCGAGCAAGTTCATTGGATCAAAGCAGTTTAAAGCTTGCAAAGAATTTTTGCGTAAACAATAATTTACCTGTCGAAAAAGGTGGAAACATAAAAATTTGCATGGATGGAGTTATTACAGACGCTTCTTCTTGGCGATCTTTTTGGACTGAAAATGCACCATTCAGCTTACTAGAATTAGCCCGCAAAAATGGCTCTGATACTTTAATTCCTGCTGTGCCTGTAACAAGTGCAGGCAAGGCAGCTGAAAGTGATGGCAAACCAATCGTGCTAAGCATTTCAGCTTTGTTTACACCAGGTAACATTCTTGAAGATAGTTTCAAAGAAGAGTTCCTCGACTACGGTGCTGGCACACAAGAACTTATTGCAACTGTAATTTACAGACAGACAAATCATGATGATGTTTTTAGCGTGAACAAGTCGGTCGAAGTTCGCAGAAAAAATGTTAGGGATTCAGAAGCTGTGCGCCAAACGCTTGACGCAAGTCAATTTATAACGCAAAAAGAGCAGGCCATTATGTTCGGCAAGTTGCTTGTAAATCAGCGTCATTGGATTCGCAAAGGGATTGAATTTCGCACATTTCCATCGGAAGCTGCAATTGAGCCAGGTGCATTTATTTATGTTGACATCGGCCTCAAGGACTGGGACAGCTACTCAACAGGCGTAGTAATGCAAGGCAATGCACTTAACAGCCCAATAAAAGATCAAATTAGCAATGGAAGTTATTCTTTTTTATTTTATGATTATCAAAAAGGCAAGGTTGATTCAGGAACCTACTCTGTATCAAACGGCACTGTGCCTGAACTGCCTGCAAGATATGTTGGCCGCATGTTTGTAATGGGCACTGAAAAACCAAAAAAGCGAGTGTATCGAGTGACTGAAGTAGCAATAGAGGAAGACGGCGAAGTTTCTGTTAAAGCCTTGGAATATCCGTGCTTCTCGGAGGGCAGCG